GCGGCTGCGGGGTGACAAGGCGTTGCTGCTCGATGGTGCTTCGCCCGCGCTGCCGCTCAATTCGTTATTTGCGCTCAACCCGGCGATGCCCAATTTGCATCGTCTTTACCAAGCCAACCAGGCCGCGATCGTGCACGCGGTTGCGACGTCCTATCGCGAGCGGTCGCATTTCGACGGTCAGGATGTGCTGGAAAGTGGATTTGCAAAACCTGGCGCTACCGACAGCGGTTGGCTCAATCGGGCGCTTGCGACACTTGAGCCCGCCGGCCGCGCAGAAGCAAAATCCCAGAATATTTTCGCAGTTGGCCCTGTGACACCGCTGGTCGTGCGCGGCACTGCGCCAGTTCTGTCATGGACACCGCCGAAGCTGCCGCCGGCAACCGACGACACGGCAATGCGGCTGCTTGATCTTTATCGGCACACTGACCCAGCGCTCGCGCGTGTTATGGAAGAGCGCATGGGCCTGGCCGCCATAGCGCGAGCAGGCGGCATGGATCAGCCGGTAAAGAACGGCCAGCCAGTTCCCGGCGGGGCGGCGCGCGTACGCGCCTACTTCGCCGAAGCGACCGGCGCCGCAGCGAAGTTCATGGCAAGGCCTGATGGGCCGCGTATCGGGGCGCTCTCGTTCGACGGCTGGGATACCCATGCCGCCGAAGGTGCTACGAGCGGCCGACTCGCCGATCTGCTCGGAGCGCTCGACGGTGCAATTGCCGCAGTCGAAAGCGGCATGGGAGAGGCGTGGAAAGAAACCATCGTCGCGGTGATTACCGAATTCGGCCGAACCGCGCGCATCAATGGCACCGACGGTACCGATCACGGCACGGCGACAGTCGCATTGCTGGCGGGCGGGGCGCTTAAGGGTGGTCGCGTAATTGCGGATTGGCCGGGCGTAAGTGAGGCGGCGCTTTTCGAAAGGCGGGATCTCAAGGCGACGACCGATTTGCGCGCGGTGCTGAAGGGCTTGCTGAAGGACCACGTTCGGGTGAGCGAGAAGGCACTAGCGTCGTCGGTATTTCCCGGCAGCGCAGATGTAAAGCCGATGGCAGGGTTGACGGCCTAGTTGGCCGATCCTTTGTTTTGCAGGCTGCCTGCTGCCAGAATATTCCATAAAATGAGATTATGCGCGGTCTTCAATCTTGAGCGCCGCGATTTGCTCGTCCCATCGAGCGGGCAGCGGTTTCATGAGGTCCTTGAGCATCAAATCCGTGTCGTGCCGGCCGTCGAGGATTGCGGTCACGATGCTCGGCGCCAGCAAGCTCAAGCGCAGCATGCGGCAAGCGTAAGACTCGTTGACGCCCTCGGCCTTGGCGAGCTCGGTGATCGATACATATTCACCGCCTTCGATCATGCGGCGCCAGCGATGAGCCCGCGCTACCGCTTTGAGCAGAGCATTGTCAATTCTTGGCTGTGGCGGTGCCGGCGCGACGTCGGAAAGTATGGTCTTACGGCCGCCGCGGATCGTGAACGTCATCGGGACATGCATTGTGATCGTGGTTTGGTCGGTGGGGCCCATTGCTTTCACGCCGCATCCTTTGTTTGCTCCAAAACTGCGTGCAAGTCCTGGATCAGGCTGGCTAGCCCTTCGGTCCGCAGCGTGATGTCGGCGCCTTTTTCCGAGAGGTCGACACGTTCGACAAGCAACTGAACGATCCTGGTCTGCTCGGCTGGAAACAACTCCGACCACAATGCATCGAAGCGGCGCAACTCATCGCCGACCTGATGTTCGGTCAGGCCCTCGATTGACTTCCGGGCTGCCCGCCAGGTGGCCACGATGATCTCGGGGGTCTGCACCATGGTCTTGATCTGCGCGATTACGACCGCTTCGATTTGCGCTGCCGGCACACGCCGGATTGGGCAGTCACCGAATCCATTCTTGATGACGTCCATTGCGACGTAATAGCGGTAGTGCTTTCCATTCTTTCTCGCGTGGGCTGGGGTCATGGCCGCGCCGGTCGGGCCAAAGATCAAGCCTTTGAGCATGGCTGGCGTGCGCCCCTTTGGGCGGGCGCTGCGTTTATGCGGGCTTTCCGAAATCAACCCGTGGACCTGGTCCCAGAGGTTTTGTTCGATGATTGCATCGTGCTCGCCCGAGTGTTCCGCGCCCTTGTGCATGGCGTTGCCGAGGTAAACGCGATTGTCCAGGACACGATAGAGGTAGCACTTGTCGATCGGCTTGCCTTGTTTGTTGAGGGCGCCTTCTCTTGCCAGAAATTCTATTAATTGGACTGGCGGGGTCCCACGTGCGAAATGCGCAAAGATCGACCGGACGAGATCAGCTTCCTGCTCATTGATAATCAACTTGCGATCCTTGATGTCATAGCCAAGTGGCGCCCAGCCACCCATCCAAATGCCCTTACGACGCGATGCGGCAAATTTGTCGCGAATGCGCTCTCCGGTCAGTTCACGCTCGAACTGAGCAAACGACAAAAGGATGTTGAGGGTCAGTTTTCCCATGGCGGTGACGGTGCTGAACGATTGCGTGACGCTCACGAAAGTGACGCTGTTGTGGTCGAACACCTCGACCAGTCGCGCAAAGTCCATCAGCGACCGGCTCAGCCGATCGATCTTGTAGACAACGACGGTATCGATGCGCTTGGCCTCGATGTCCTGCATAAGCCGCTGCTGGGCAGGCCGCTCAAGGGTGCCGCCCGAGAAGCCGCCGTCATCATAGCGATCCGGCACCAGGAGCCAGCCCTCTGCCTTCTGGCTGGCGACGTAAGCCTCGCAGGCCTCACGCTGGGCGTCGAGGCTGTTGAACTCTTGCTCAATGCCCTCTTCGGAGGATTTGCGGGTGTAGACCGCGCAGCGGAGCTTTCGCTTAACGACGACAGGCTCTTTCACGGCCGACCCCCGTGTGTTCTTCAGCCCAAAGAAGACCAGGCCATTCCACTGCGTGCCGGTTATCTGCCGCGCGATAGCTGAAAGGGATTTGTACGGCAGTCCCCGATATTCGAAATCCTCCTGGCGCACGGTGACGCTGTTCTCGACGCCCTGATATTCCCGAATAAGCCGCGTTCCTGCGATCGGGCGGTTCTGCAGGCTGCTGCGGCGCTTTGACCCTTTGCCCTCAAGCTCGTCGGCGAGGGCATCTAGGCGTTCGACGGTTTGCGGGCTGAGGCCGCCATAGGCAAGCTCCTGGATGCGATAGGCCAGCCGGCTTTCGAGGAAGCGCCGGTTGTACGCCGGCGGCTCGCGCTCGAATAAATCGCGCCATTTCTGCTTGAGGCTGGCAACGGGCGCGGTTTTTAGGGCGGCCAGTTGCGCCAGTACGGGATCAGCCATCCGATATTCTCCGTTCTACCGGGGTCGGATGACCGCTCTCGGCGGTCGATAAGTCGAGGGAACTTTCTCCAGGGTCGGCAGAGATTGGACTGGACTTCCGCGCCATAAGACGTATGAGGCCAGCCGCCAGGATCTCGGCGATTTCGACGATACGCTCCTGTGGGCTTATCAAAGCCAAAGGGGTAGGCCGTGTATGCCCCGGCCAGACGGCGTTTCGATCAACCGGTTTGGAAATCTCGCCACGACGAGGCCTCACTTGAGCTTCGTCGTTGGCGCTTGGATTTGACGATCGCACTCGGCGAGCCAAGTATCGATCTCGTGCGGAAGATAGTAGACGATCCGCGGCCCGCAGCGATGGTACGGCGGCCCGACGCCGTTCATGCGCCACTTGGCGAGCGTCGAGCGACTGACGCAAAGCTGTTTAGCGGCGTCTACGGCTCTGAGCCGATCGTGAGTATTTGAGGTCACCGATGTTCTCCCTGGCGATCGTTGCTCCACGACTGCCAGAGACGGTGACTGCGATTCGCTGATCCGTCAGCCTAAACAAAGGCACTCCTTTTTTACGCTTGGGCAGCGGCATAATAGGCTTGAGTCCCACTTTCTGCAGAAATCGCGGATCTAATTGGTGATATTGCATTGCCTGAGCCCGGTTCTTGAGCCTTTTTCTGACCTTAAGAAAAGTCGCCTCCATGGCATCCACGCCACGAGTGGCTTCGGTCTCTTTGAGATTCTTGGATGCGTATTCGTAGGCACAATCCAAATTGGCGCCCAACTCCTTGAGCCTTTCCTCCATTTCTTTCAGTAGTTTTTCTCGCTTTTGCGGCAATTCGCGTGGAGTTTTGGGGAGGGCGCGCAGCTTGGCAATTTCTCGCCGGATATGCCTCAGCGTATCTTCGAACGCGTCTACTTGGTCCCAACGAGCATAATCGATCATATCCTGGCGAAGTCGGGTGATGAGGCCGTTAGACCTCCCTATTGTCTTGGGGGTACCGAATCTCAATATTTTGCAGAATAAATCGGCAGAAGCTTTTGTAAGCCATGCAGGAGCAACAAGATCGTGCTCGGCGCAATAATGCACCGCTGCTGGGATGGTCACGGCCACTCCCGCTCGAAGCATTGCTTTGAACTCATTCAATTGCGTTTCATGAAGCTTTTTGAGCGAGCGAAATGGGTGGTTAGGGCGAGGCACGGCCGTCCCTCCGACTAAATTGCCGATGATTTTTCGAATCGCTCTCTGTGAGCAAAGTGAAGGTGCCAACCACGAAAAATAATAGCAATCCACCTAGCGGAACGATCATATCAATTTTCAGGAACTGTTTTGTCTGAAATGCTCGCGACGCATCCAACCGATGCGATTCGATAGCTTTTTGGATAGAAAATGGCGCCGCAACGTCTCGATATATTGATTGCCTTTAAATCGATTAGTCTCGCGCCGGATTTGTCCGTTACCGATAAGCGCGTCGCAAGCGCCCTTATTGACCACTTTAATAGGCAAACGACGCAGTGTGATCCGTCTCTCGATACGTTGGCGATCCTGTTGGGTATTGATCGTCGGACGGTCATTCGTTCAATCAATCGTTTGGTGCGCTTGAAATACTTCCGACGCACTCGTCACGGCGGAAACTTCCATCGAAATTTCTACGAGCCGCTATGGCCGCGCTTTCGTGAGGTGGAAGCCGAATGGCAAAGCCGGCGGCGCAAGCACAGCCAACGATTTCGTGAAGGAAAATTGTCACTTTGGCAGGGGCCGCCCGTTCATCCTGCTGGTGGCAAGGTTGGCACCCAAACTAATCCTACCAACATATCTAATGAAATCTTGCCGGCTGGGTCAGTTCGAGATGACCCGCGAGGACAGAATGCGTCGAGCAATCCTCAGAGGCTCACCAGCAAGGAACAATGTTCATCGATACCGCACCCTAATCGCCCAATGTTTCACGTGAAAGAAACGCGCTCTCGTGAAGCGGCCAATGCTGCTGCCGAACGGCGATGGAATATCGCGCTGCAACACCGATACGTGTCAACGCCGAAGGCCTACGGCGAAATCATCGGTGCAATCGATCCCGCGATGCAAGCCGCAGCGACTGAGGCTGAACTCAAAAGACATGGTGCTGGCCTCGCCTACATCCTCGATCTGTTGAAAGCGCTGCAATAACCGTGGGAACGGCCGATGGGGGCGTAGGGGATTTAAATCTCTAGAGCTTTTGGGGCTGCCGCCGGTCATGGGGCACGCGCGCCTATCCGCAAAATCCATATCTTTTTTGTTCTGTAGGGGGGAGGGGGGTGCGGTGAGAGGCAGGCAAGGAAACGAGAATTGGGCGGAGCAAGAAAATGAGCAGCGCTGATGCAGTGTCCACCGTCGATCGATTGCGTTTGGAAATTTGGCCGGTAAAACGACTTATCCCATCGGCTCGCAATGCCCGTACGCATAGCGAGGCGCAGATCGCCGAGATTGCCGGCAGCATCCAGGCATTCGGATTTTCGAATCCCATTCTCGTCTCTGCCGACGGCGACATTATCGCCGGTCATGGGCGGCTGGCGGCCGCGCGCCAATTGGGCCTCAGCGACGTGCCAGTTGTTGTCTTGAGCGGGCTGACCGAGCTGCAACGACGCCAGCTGATTCTTGCGGACAACCGCATCGCGTTGAATGCCGGTTGGGATATTGAAATGCTGAACTTCGAGCTCACGGATTTGAGCGTGCTTGGGGCAGACTTAGAAGCCTTGGGTTTCACGACCGAAGAGCTTGCCAAGGCACTGAACCCGGCAGGCGCTACTGGCCTTACCGGTGAGGATGATGTTCCGGAACTACCTGAGAACGCCGTCACCGCCGTCGGGGATATCTGGTGGGCAGGCCCGCATCGGATTGCGTGTGGAGATAGTACAGACGCCGCTTCGGTCGGGGCGCTGTTAGGTGGTCTAGAACCCGGACTCATGGTCACCGACCCGCCCTATGGGGTCGAATACGACCCGGCTTGGCGTCATTGCTTAGGCGTCAACCACTCCGCTCGACGGGGCAAAGTCCGTAACGACGACAAGGCAGACTGGGGAGCCGCTTGGGCGTTGTTCCCCGGCAACATCGCTTACGTCTGGCACGGCGCTCTGCACGCCACGACGGTTGCGGACAGTCTTGCGGACAATGGCTTCACCGCCCGTGCGCAGATCATTTGGGCGAAGGACCGACTTGTAATGGGCCGCGGAGACTATCACTGGCAACACGAACCTTGCTGGTATGCAGTGCGGACGAAAGGCCATTGGACCGGCGATCGCAAACAGACCACGCTGTGGAACATCGCCAGCGGCGGCTAAGATTCCAAAACCCCGCACAGCACCCAGAAGCCCGTCGAGTGCATGCGGCGGCCGATGCAGAACAACAGCAATGCCGGCCAAGCGGTTTATGACCCATTTCTAGGCAGCGGCACGACGCTGATCGCGGCTGAGACGACCGGCAGAGTCTGCCTGGGCATGGAATTGGAGCCACGCTACGTCGACGTCGCCGTACGACGTTGGCAGGCGTTCACGGGCTTGGAGGCGTGCCTTCTCGGTGATGGCCGTTTATTCGAAGTGGTTGCCGCTGAACGTCTGGCCGGCCTTCAACGCACAAACCTCGGTCCGGCTCCTACGCAGCCGATCGAAAGCGCCGTCAAGAATGACCTAGCGGCACCATAAAGATACGCACATGCAAGAACGAGAAACCAAGCCCGCGGGCCTGAAGGCGATCACATCCAGCCAGCACGAGGCCACGCCAGCAAAGGAAACAAGACCGGTTCGCATCCTGGAATGCCCACCAGAGCTCGGGCCAATCGCGCGGCAGGAATGGGATCGAATGGTAGGTGAGCTCACTTCACGGGGAGTGTTGAGCAGCTTCGATCGCGGCCCCCTTGCAGCCTATTGCACAGCCTATGCTCTATGGATTGAGGCGATGGAGATGGTTCAGAAACACGGCGCGATGATCAAATCGCCCAAAGGATTTCCTATTCAATCGCCACACCTCTCGACCGTACATCGCCAGGCCGAAATAATGCTGCGAATTGCTTCCGAGTTCGGGTTCACCCCAGCGAGCCGAAGCCGCATCTTTTCGTATTCGAAAAGCAATTCGCTCCTGTTGGACGCCGTGAACGAACCTGATGATGGGCTGACTAAGTGGTAAATTCGCAGAATGACAGGTTATGGAATTTCGGTGCACAATGGCCGAGACAGCCTCCGCCAAACGCGGCACTAAATAATTGTTACATGATACGTTTTCGAAAGCGCGTGCAGCCTACCCCCAAATCTACCCGCAGATACCCAGCTCGATTGCCTCCAAGAATCAGAAGCGGACTTGAACCTGCACACGGACCTGACGGCGTTCAAATGGACGTACGGCCGCGCCATGGCTCGGCACCGGCGAAGCGTGCCCGGCCATCCAATGCCTC